CGGATGATCAACGACACCAAGCCGGTTAGCCGGCATTTGGTGGGGCTGAGCATCACCTTTAGCCCGGACGGCACTTATTACATAGGGGCCGGTATTTCTTCAGGCGACGAGGTAACTATTTCCTCGCCTGAGCTGTGGTCCGACGACCTCGACCTGATCAACCTGGAGCTGTCGGCCAACGACCTCCATTACTTCTCCAACTTCGCCTTACCCGGCCTGATGAGGGTTATATGACCGAACTTTCAGACCGCCAACGGGCGGCTATCGACATGCTGGAAACAGCAGCGCAAACGGCCCATGACATTGTTCACCTGCCAGCGGATGTAATTGTCGAGACCGGCTCCGGGCCGTCGCCCACGTTCCTGGCATTGGCCAAGATGATCACCGACTTGACCGGTGGCCTGTTGCTGCCGCGCAAGCAGGCGATCCCGGCTGCGGGCGTCGCGCTGGCTTTGGACGTGGCTTACACCAACGGAGTGTCGTTCTTTGACGTCACGCTGGATAAGCCGCAATGCCTTCTCACTTTTCTCAATACCGATGTGCCGGCGGGCTACACCTGGTCGTTTACCGTACGCCTGCGACAAGGCACCGGGGCGAATAAGGTCACGTTTCCGGCCAGTGTCCACTGGTCGAGCAAGCGCCCGCCAGTGCTGGCCTACGAGGCTGGCACGGCGGATCTGCTGACGTTTATCTCAGACGATAACGGCTGGCTGGGCATTTCTGATGGGAGTTGGTTCGATGTTTCCGTCCCCGCTTAACAGTCGTCTCCCGGCCAGTAACAAAACCGGCCTGAACAATGCGCTGAGCATGATCGAAGGCCATCACCGCTTTCTCAAGCGCAACACCGGTGACACTGACGACGCCACGCTGCAGCACTACGCGCAAAACCTGCAGGGCGTACTGGCCAACAATCGGCACTTTATCGCGCACTCGCAAATGGAGTACCAGCCCAACGGTGACGGTACGACCGAGGGGCAGGCGCTGCACATCCTCGGCTATGCCCATGCCTATCTGGCGACCAAGGACCAGCGTTTTTTGGACGCGGCGATCTGGCACTGGGAGGCTTACGAGACTTATTTCTACGCAGGCCAGCCGATCCCCGAAGTCCCCCAACGGCGCATCGCCAACTGGATTGTTAACTCAAAAGAGCCGGTGTTGGCCAACTGGCCGATCGATGCCGCTGACCCCACGCACAGCGGGTTCAAGGGCGTGCCTTTTGAATTCACTAATGGTGCGCTGTCGATTCCCCACGGGGCGCCGCACTGGGGTGAGTACTTGGACAAAGCCACCTTTGCATTTGACGGCGCATTGGCCTGGGAAGCAGTCAATGCCACGGTACAGGCGGTGAAAGAAGACGGCTCGATTGATTGGGACAAAGCGGGCGACCAGTTCGATGTGGACTGGATCATCGCGTGGACCGGGCAAAAGATTGATGCCGATGGCGATGTGTTGTCCGAAGGTCATGCCTTGGAAGAACGCGGTCAGGTTCAACTGAAGAACATCACACTCAACGGCGTGTACAAGCTCAACTATGCGACCCGACAGCCCATTGAATTTGGCGGGTACTTGATTCCGCGTAATGCGGTGCAGCACAACCGACCGTTGCACGTGCCGTTGCTGGGCAGTGTCAACCAGATGGGCAATGCGGCCGATGGTGAGCAGTGGTACATGGACGCCTGCTACATGCTGTGGCGAATCACTGGCGAAGCCCGCTACAAGAAGGCGATGGATGCCTGCCGCTTTACTGCGCACGAATACACGCAGATCGACTCCAGCGACCGTTTCTTTCGCCAAAGCCGCACCGAGCTGACACCCTACACGGACGGCATTGCCTACCAGTTCAGCTACCCAAGTGATGCGGCACCGGCAATCAACCGCGACTCGGTGGGCTACATCACCATTGATTGCGATGAGGCGGCGCAGGTCTCGCTGGAGCAGCAGGCGGTGTGGTTCCGGATCAGTAAGGATTCACTGGTGCGCACCTGTTACGGCGGCGTGGATACCTTCAATGCGCCGCTCAATGCCAAGGTCGACCTGGTGGTTTCGCCCAGCAAGGCCGAGAGCAGCGGTATTCGCTACAGCTGCGCGCTGCCCAAGTCCGTGTCCAACATCGAAGTGGTCACCCACGATATCCCATTGAGCAGTTTTACCCGGATCAGCAAGGATGACGGTTCCGAGTACATCATGGCCGATCTGCGGGCGGTCTCGCACTCGGACGATATCGTTTCGCAGGAAGGTTACGAACCGGGCATATTTGAAGGGCGCGGCGGCAATGTAGTCTCTTCGTTTTTCCCCACAGATGACGGCTGGTACAGCATCGGACACTGGTTGTTGCCGACTGAAAAGGCCCCACTGCAGAGCATCACTTATCGCGCAGACGGTAATTTCAATCTGCGCATTGTCGATGATGACGGTTGGCGGTGGTGGTGGATGTTGCCAGCAACGGCGGGTGCCTGGGTCACGCTGGTGATCCAGGTCGAGGACGCCACGCTGTCGGGCTATCAGCCCGGGGCGGCAGATCGTCCTGAGCCGGCGGCGCCGGTCTATACGGAGCTGGACGGCTTTTCAGTCTTGATGGATGACAGCTCCGACACGAACCTGACGTTCTCGTATTACTGCATCAATGACGTGCCCCCGGCCTTTGCGGCCCAGGATGGCTATACCCTCAATTATCGGCTGACGATTAAGGGGCAGGCCAAGTTCCGGGCGTTGGTGGGTGACTGCACGATTGTGAATTACCGGGATGACTCACTAGCGTACTGCCCGGGCGTGATTCCGTTTTCCAACATCTACGCCGAGGGTACGGACCAGATCGGCGCTTGGCACGGCATGCCGTACCCGGGCTATCAGTACCCGCTGATTTACTGTGTTGATCCGCTCAATGAGTACGGGCCGAAGCTCAATCAGATGGTCGAGTTTCTGTATGACTCGCAGCAGTGGTACGCGCGGAAATTCGGTCAGCTTGGACCAGGCGCCTCTGCCTATGTGTGGAACCGCTGGGACAACTATAAGTACGGCGACCCTGATACTTGGACCATGTACCACTGGGGCACTGGCACGGCGTGGAGCGGTTACCAACCCCGGGCAATGATGGGCGCATGCCGTGCGTGGTACGAGCTGGTCAGTCAGGGCAGGGCGGTACCGTCCAAACTGAAGGCCTATGCCGAGAACTGGTTGGCCTGGTTGATCACCTTCACCAAAGCCTCAGGCGGCATCCTGCCCACTGATTTTCCGATGACCAGTGTCCCGCAGCCTGAACAAGATGGTTTTACCGGGCATGTGACTGGGCTGTGGCTGGCCGGTGCCTGCTTGGCCGGATTGGCAGGCTGCCAGGTGGCGGGACTGGATGATCTGATCGAAGCCTGCGTGACCGAACTGCAGAACAACTATGTGGTGACGCCGGTACCGGGTCAGCCCATGAACGGCAGCTGGTCACCGGCGGTACGGCTGGGCACGGATAACGGCATGTTCTTCGGCTTTTGGGCCGGCGAGATTCTGCGCGGCCTGGGCCTGTACATCCTGTACCGCAACCTTGGGCACGGGGCGAATATCTACGGCGCTCCCATGCCGGTGTAACTCAATTAATAGGCACATTCATGGCAGAGCAAAACGCGTTGTACATCGCCATGCTGACGGATGTTGGCGCGGCGCAGCAGGCCAAGGCGATCGCAAACGGCACGCCCTGGAATATCACCCATATGGGCGTAGGCGACGGTAACGGCATTACCCCTATCCCATCGAAGCTACAAAAGAACCTGGTTAACGAAAATTTGCGGTTAAAACTGAACCGTCTGACGGTTCGTGCGGACCGCCCGGTGATCAGTGCCGAGTTGATCCTGCCGTCAAATGTGGGCGGTTGGTGGGTGCGTGAGGTTGGGTTGTACGACTCGACCGGCGCCCTGGTGGCGGTGGCCAGCTATCCGCCGACCTATAAGCCGACACTGGCTCAGGGCACCGGACGCACCCAGGGTATCCGCCTGCAGATTTTGGTCAGCAGCACGGCCAACATCACGATTCAGGATGATCCGACGCTGGTAACAGCGACCCTCTCGACCGTGCGCGAAGAAATCGGCAAGGGCGAGGCGGGGAGTGCCCTCAAACTCAAGACGGCGCGCACTATCTCGGTGTCAGGGGCAGCGACGGGTGAGGCTCAATTTGATGGATCAGACAATGCCCAAATCGCACTGACGCTGGCCGATACGGGCATTAAGGCGGGCACGTATTCCAAGGTGACGGTAACGGCGAAGGGCTTGGTGGTTAAGGCTGAGTCATTACTGGCAGCGGATATTCCTTCGCTCGATGCCGGCAAGATCACCACCGGCACCTTGAATCGCCCAACCACGGCCAACGCCGGTACTGCGACCAAGTTGTTGAATGGCCGGGCGCTTACCTTTGGCGGCGCGGCAACCGGCATGGGGTGGTTTGATGGCAGTGGCGACGTCAACATCCAGTTGGCTCTGGCCGCGCTGGACACCAGCAAGTTGAGCAGCGGCATTTTGCCGATCGTGCGGGGAGGCACTGGCGGTGATACGCCGGCTGCAGCCCGTACCGCCCTAGGGGCAGGTGTGCCAGCAAGCTTCTATCACGACCCGGCCGGTTTCTGGTGGGATAAAGACACGGGTTTGTTTGTGCAGTGGGGAGCGCTGTATGTGGGCGATCAGCCTGCAGGGGAACGAGGCATCAAGTTCACGTTTCCTTATCCGTATGACACCAAACCTTTCATTGTTATTCCTGTAATTACTCAACATCCGGGCGGTAACTGGGCGGCCTCCACCGTGACCTGCTCCTTGAACGAGACCCTTTTGAAAGCAACGGATTTCACGATCAGTTTGACTGAATACTCGCCCAATATTCAGTCCGTTGGTATCCGTTGGCTCGCAGTCGGGTATCGCGTCACGCCGATGTAAACACCAGTTCCAATGCAGTACTGCAACCGCCTATTGGGCGGTTTTTTCGTTTCTATGGAGAAAACCATGAGTTCTACCGACTTCTTTCACGGCATTACCGTGTCGCTGGTCGAGACCGGCGCCCGTGTCATCGCGCTGCCTTCGTCCTCGATCATCGGCCTGGTCGACACCTTCACCCCGGGACTAGGTCTGGTGGCATCCAACGTGCCCACCCTGCTGACCCGTGAGAGTGAAGCGGTGGCCGCGTTCGGCGCTGACTCGGCCCTCACACGAGCGTGCAAAGCCATTTTCAACCAGTCAGCTGCCGCGATCGTAGCGGTGGGTGTGCCGGCAGATACCGAGGCAGCCGTGCTGACCAGTGCGATCATCGGTGGTGTCTCGGCGGACGGTACACGTACCGGTCTGCAGGCGCTGCTGGATGGCAAGAGCCTGTTTAACCTGCAGCCGCGGTTGGTCATTGCACCCAAGCACAGCGCCACGGAAGCGGTGGCCACCGCGATGGACGTACTGGCCGGCAAGCTGAAGGCGATCGGCATTATTGATGGGCCGAACACCACCGACGAGGCGGCGATCGCGTATGCCGAAACCTTTGGTTCCAAGCGTCTGTTTATGGTCGATCCGGCGGTGAAGCAGTGGAGCACAACGCTCAACGGCGACGTGTCGGTTCCGGGTTCGGCTATCGCTGCAGGCCTGTTTGCGCAGACCGATTCGCGCTTTGGTTTCTGGTCGTCGCCATCGAACAAAGAGATTGCCGGTATCACCGGTACGGTGCGTCCGGTCGAGTACCTGGACGGCGACAAGACCTGCCGCGCGAACCTGCTCAACGGCGCAAACATCACCACTGTGATCCGCGACGGTGGCTATCGCCTGTGGGGCAACCGCACCCTGTCCTCGGATGCGAAGTGGGCCTTTGTCACTCGCGTGCGTACCACCGACATGGTGATGGACGCGATTCAGGCAGGCATGAAATGGGCCGTCGACCGGGGCATCACCAAGACCTACGTCAAGGACGTGACCGAGACGATCAACGCCTTTATGCGTGACCTGAAAGCCCAGGGCGCGGTGATCAACTTTGAGGTTTACCCCGACCTTGAGAAGACCACTGCCACGCAGATCGAGCAGGGCAAGGTGTATTGGACCATTCGCTTTACCGACGTGCCGCCGGCGGAAAACCCGATTTTCCAAATCGAGGTCACGAACCAGTGGCTGACTGAAGTTCTGGAAGCCTAAGGAGGCGTTCAATGATTCCGCAAACCCTGTTTAACACCAACATGTTTATCGCAGGCCAAAGCCTTCAGGGCGATGTGCCGAGCCTGAGCTTGCCCAAGGTCACGGTGAAAACCGAGGAATATCGCGGCGGCGGTATGGATGCGCCGGTGGCGATGGACATGGGCCTGGAAAAGTTGGAATCCAGCTTTGCCACCAACGGCATCCGCCGCGAGGTATTGAAGTACTTCGGCGCCTTTGACCAGACGGGTTTCGACGCCTCGTTTCGCGGCGCCTTCAAGGGCCAGAAAGGCGCAACCACCGCCGTGGTGGCTACCTTGCGCGGCGGCCTGCGTGAAGTTGATCCGGGCGAGTGGTCGGCCGGTTCCAAGGCGGAGTTCAAATACGCCGTGGACGTCACCTACTACAAGCTCGAAATCGACGGACGCGTCATGTTTGAAATCGATCCGATCAACTGCGTGCGCGTCATCGATGGCGTGGACCAACTGGCTGACGTGCGTAACGCCCTAGGCCTCTAAGGAACAATGAACATGACCACTAACACTACTAAAAAACTGCCAAGCTGGCTCGAACTGACGGCCGAAGGTGCAACCATTACCTTGCGCAAACCGACCGAGATCAACCAAATCCAAGTCGATCGGATCAGCCTGCGTGCCCCAACGGTCAAGGATGTACAGCAAGCCACCGTTCAGTCCGGCGGTGATGCGGAGAAGCGTGAGCTGATCTTGTTCGCGTCCCTTACCGGGTCGGGGGACAAGGACATTAGCGCCATGACCATCGTCGACTACAACCGTCTGCAGGCCGGTTATTTTCGCCTGGTCGAAGATGATGAACCTTACGCCTACCACGATTAAAGCGGCGGCCAAGTACCTGGCCCGGGAGTTTCACTTCTCGGCCAGCGAGATCGAGGCCATGCCGTTTAACCGCATGCTGTGGTGGCTCACGGATTGAGCCATTCCCTTCGTTACACGTAATAGGGCACTCCTATGGCAAACAACATGTCGCTCGGCCTGGTGATCGGCGGGGCGGTGAGCTCGTCCGTGGGCGCTGCATTTAAGGATGTGGAAAGCCGCGTCAAAAAACTGAGCGATCAGGGTAAGAAAGCCCGGGTGCTGCAGAGCACGATCGGCGAAACCATGCGCCTGCGTGACGAGTGGCGAAAGTCTCACGCCGCCGGCGAGAAGGGTGCGCAAGCGTTGCTGAACCGGCTGGAGCGAAACCTTGGCGTACTGCGCAAGGAAGGCGTTGAAGTCGGCCGGCTGGCCAAGGAATACGATCGGTTGGGTCGCGCCGGGCGCAAGGCTGAACTGAAGGCTAAAGGCTTTGGCCAGATCGATCAGGGCAAGCAGCAGGTGCGCGCCGGGGTTGCGCAGGGTGTCGTGGCCACTGGCATGGTGGCCGTGACGGCCAAGGTCAGCGCCGATTATCAGGCGATCATCCGTGACATTGCGATCAAGGCCGGGGTGGCCCGTTCGGCGCAAGAGGCCGATATGTCGCGCAGCATCATTACGACGTCGAACGATATCGGCATGGGCCGCAACGAAGTGGCTGATGTGGTCAATCAGTTGGTCGGCGCGGGGATGGACCTGAAGCAGGCGATGGAGTTTGCGCCGGTAGCGGCCAAGTTCGTCGTGGGCCAGGGATCATCCGGCGTCGATACGGCCAAGATGATCCAGGCGCTGCAGAGTAACGCCAATATCACCGACCCCAAGGTGCTGGAAAAGGCGCTGGAAGCGGTTGCTTTCCAAGGGCAGGCGGGCAGCTTTGAAGCCAGCGACATGGCACGCTGGTTCCCGCAACTGCTCGCGAGCATGCAGAAACAAGGCATCACCGGCATGGACGCGGTGACGCAACTGGGCGCGATGCTCCAGGTGCAGATGAAAACTGCCGGCACCTCCGATGAAGCGGCCAACAACCTCAAAAACTGGATGGAGAAAATCGGTTCTGGCGAAGTGGTGGATGCCTATTCAAAGGCTGGCATCGATTATCAGGGATCGCTCAACACCGGTATTCAGGGTGGCATGTCCACGCTGGAGGCCAGTTTCGGCTTGGCCAAGCGCTACATCGAAGCCACCGACCCAAAGAAAGCCGCCAAGATGGTCGAGGCCACCGCCCAGATTAGCAAGGAAGCGAACCCGGAAAAGGCCAAGGCCATGCTCAGCAGTCTGGAGCAAGCTTTGCGCACCGGCGATATCTTTGCCGACATGCAGGTCAAGTCGGCATTGACCGCCTATGTGCAGAACAAAGCGCTGTACGAGCAGCTTAAAAATGAGGCCGCCGGGGCCTCGGGCATCCTCGACAAAAACCTGTCGGAACGGCGCGACACCTCATCGCAAAAATGGGCCGAGACGATTCAGGCGGGCAACGATGCCATGCGCAGCGTGGGCGATGCCATTCGCCCGGTTACGGATGCAGTGGCCACCGGTCTGGCTACGGTGGTCAAGGGCATCACCAAGCTGTCGGACGAGTCTCCCAAGCTGGTGATGGGGCTGACGGCGTTGGCCACCGGGGCCAGTTTCGTAACCAGTCTGCTGGGCGCGCTCAAGATTGGTCGGGGTCTGGTCAATCTGGCTCGGGGCGGACTGGGTGGCGGCGGTGCAGGTCGCGCCGGTGTGCAGTCGGTCTTTGTCACCAACGCCAAGGACGCACTGGGCGGCGGTGACGATGGCGGGGACGGCAAGGGGGACGCGGTCAAGTCGCTGGTCTCGGCAGGCCTCAATGCGCTGATGGGTCGCAAAGACGAGGACGGTGAGGGCGCCCCGGATACCAAACTGGATCCGGTCGAAACCGGGCTGAAGCTGCTCGATGTGATCCGGGAGGCAAAAGGCGGTGACGACGGTGACAGCTCCGAGCCGCAGAAAGTGTTTGTGGTCAATGCCCGCGACCTAGGTGGTCCCGGTGCTGGTCGTGGCGGTCGTCGATCGCGGCGCCGTGGGCCGCCACGCCCGCCGGCACCACCACCCGTGCCGCCGCGTTTGGGCGCTCGGTTGATGAACGCTGTGGGCACTATCAGCAAGGCAGGCAAAGCCATCCCCGCAGGCTCGCTATTTGAGGCGGGCATCAAGGCCTTTGACACCTACACCACGGCCAAAACGGCCGAAGAGAAGGCCGAGGGTTACGGTGGTGCTGCAGGTGGACTGGCGGGCACGATGGCCGGTGCAGCTGCTGGCGCGGCGATCGGCTCCGTGGTGCCAATCATTGGCACGGCGGTGGGCGGCCTGGTCGGTGCATTTCTAGGCGGCATTGGTGGCGATGCCGTGGGCGGTATGTTCGGGCGGTCGTCGTTTGCCAAGTCGCTGTTTGGCCGCGACGCAGAGCCAGGAGATGTGGTGCGCTCGATGTCGGCGCAGTCCGGCCGGACGCAAGCCCCGTCGCCGCTGATGCTCAAGCCTGAGTCCAAGCCAGCAGTGGTGGATCAAAAGATCACCTTTGCCCCGCATATGCCCATCACCGTCCAGGGCGATGTCAAAGATCCGGACGAGTTCATGCGCAAGCTGCAGCCGATGATGCAAGGCCAGTTCCAGGACTTTGCCCGGCGGATGGAAGACGACGCCCGCCGCGCCAATGACCGCAAGTTATACGACGCCCCGCATATCGGGTAAGGAGGTGATATGGCCTATATGGAGCAGATGCAAAGCACGGTCAGTTACCTGGCCACGGCCGGGGAGGCAGGGCGGCGAAGCCTAGACGGGATGATGGGGCCGGTAAACGGTGCTATCAGTGAAATCAGCGGCGCCGCTTCGGAGCTGGAGACCCTGCCGATCATTGGCCCGATGGTCGGTGAAAAGCTGCAGCGGGTCATGCGCAGTATCAGCGCGGCACAGTCCAAGGTGGGCTCGGTGGTCGCGGTCTATAACCAAGCCACCCGCGCTGCCTCGCAGATCGAGCAGCGCCTGGGGGTGTTCAGCGAGCAGGCTACGCGGGCCAAAAATGCGATCAACCAGATTGCCGGCAAGATCAATCCCGCGCTGGGCAACATCCTGCCCACCAGCGTGTTTGCGACTGATACCACCCCGGCGGTGGAAGCCGTCAAGCCGTTCCCCCACTTGCTGATCCTGCAGCCGCACAAGCATGAGGCGCCGCCGTACTACTTCAACCTGGACACGGCGGCTTTTGAGGAACTGAACCGCCAGAGCGGCTTTCGCTGGGCCTCGCAAGAGCGCCTGATGCGTCGGCCGGCACAGCAGGCGGTGGGCATGGGTGACGACAAAATCACCCTCAAGGGTTCGATCTTTCCCGGGCACCGGGGCGGTCTCAAGCAACTGGACACCCTGCGCAGCATCGGTGGGTTGTTGGTGCCGCTGGGCCTGACCACGGGCTATGGCTACGTCCTGGGGGATTGGTGCCTGACCTCGATCACCGAGGACCAAAGCGCGTTCTTGCAGGGTGGTATCCCACGCAAGCAGGCCTTTAGTTTGGAGTTTGTCCGTTATGGCGATGACCTGCAGAACACTTGAGGGCGACAAGCTCTACACCATTTGCCAGAACGCCTATGGCCACCTCAATGGCAGCGTTGAGGCGGTGCTGGAAGCTAATCCCGGGTTGGCCGCCGAGCCTGAGCCGTATCGCGGCGGTGTGCTGATCGTGCTGCCGGACTTGGCGCTGGCCAGCGATGAGCTGGCCGTCCAGCTCTGGAGCTGATCGTTACGCGTAACGCGACTTAAAACCTGAGCCCTGCCTTTGTGCGGGGCTTTTTGTTGGAGCTGGATATGACGCCCGTTTTTCGCATCGTCGCCGATGGCAGCGATATCACACGCATGATCAATGACCGGCTGCTGCTGTTGCGCACCTCGGACAAGCCCGGGATGGAGTCGGACGAGTTTGAGTTGCGCATTGATGACCGTGACAGCGCCGTAACGCTGCCGTCGCGGGGTGCCAGTATCGAAATCTATCTGGGCTATGCCGGGTCCACCTTGTTCCGGGAGGGCCGCTATGTGGTTGATGAGGTCGAGGTGTCAGGCCCGCCGGATACCTTGGTGATACGCGGCAAGGCCAGTGATATGCGCGGCAGCGGCAAGACGACCCGCAGCGGTAGCTGGGAGGGCGATAGCTTGGCCACCATCGTCAGCGCTGTAGCGCGGCGTAACGGCTGGGAGCCGGCCTGTACGGTGGCCACGATCGTGCCCCGGGCTGACCAGTTGGGTGAGTCGGACTTTAACTTTATTACCCGTTTGGCCCGGCAGCACGACTGCACGGCCAAGGTCGCGGATGGAAAGCTGATCGTTATGCCGCGTCAGGGTGGTGTCACGGCCAGTGGCAAGACGCTTGGCGTAGTCACAATCAACAAAACAGACGTCAGTCGTTATAGCTTTCGTCTGGGCGATCGCTCGACCCACAAGGCTGTGAGCACCAAGTACCAGGACAAAGCCACCGGCAAACTGGCGGTGGTGAATCTGAACAATGACGACGCCCCGGAGGGCCTGCCGCCGGTGCATACCGATCGGCATATCCACCCGAACAAGACCGCCGCCGAGCAGGCCGCCAAGGCGCGCTTGGCCGCGTTCAACCGCTCGACTGCAGGTGTGCGGTTGGAAATGCCCGGGCGCTCTGATCTGTTCTCCGAACGTATGATCAACGCACAGGGGTTCAAGTACGGGCTCGATGGCGAGTATCTGGTGGAATCTAGGGAGCAGGTCTTCACGCAGTCTGGCTGGTCGACGACGATCGAGTGCAACGCCGGCAAGAAGGGCAAGGCCAAGGTCAAAGGCAAGAAGCCTGAGAAGACCCTGAAAATCGTTCAACTCTAACCTGATAATCCCCACCCCCGGCCCGCCTTGTGCGGGCTTTATCGTAAGGGCAACTTATGTCGATTACCCAGCAACAACTCCTGCAGATTCTCCCCAACGCCGGCCCAATTGCCGGCGTTTTTGTGCCAGTACTCAACGCCGCGATGGTGCATTACCAGATCATTGGCCCCAAGCGCGTAGCCGCGTTTATCGCGCAGATTGGGCACGAGTCCGGCCAGCTCAAATACGTTAAGGAAATCTGGGGCCCAACGGCTGCCCAAGCCAAATACGAAGGCCGCAAAGACCTGGGTAACACCGTGGCCGGCGACGGCTCCAAGTACCGGGGCCGTGGCCTGATCCAGATCACCGGCCGGGCCAACTACATGGCGTGCGGTGAAGGGCTGGGCCTTGACCTGATCAAGCAGCCCGAGCTGCTGGAGAAACCACAGCACTCCTGCATGTCAGCGGCATGGTTCTGGGCGACCAAGGGCCTGAGCACACTGGCCGACGCGGGCCAGTTCGACAAGATCACCCAGCGCATCAACGGTGGCCAGAACGGCGCGGCCGATCGACAGGCGCTGTACGCCCGGGCGCTTAAGGTGTTGGCGTGAAGGTCGATGCGGTGAAGCGGGGTGGGGTGCTGCTGATCATCCTGGCCCTGATGGCGGGCAGCGCTTGGGCTGCATGGGAGTGGCAGGCCAACGCCTACGGCCAGCAACTGGCCGCCAAGGAAGTCGCCCACCAAACCGAACGCACCTATGTGGCAAATGCCAACTCAGCGCAAATTCTGGCAGAGCAGGGCAAGCGCCTCGCCCTGGAGCAGTGGCTGGCCGCCAGTGACCAAGCCCATTACAGAGCCCTTACCGATGAGAAAACGAAACAGGCACGTCTGCGTGATCATCTTGCTACTGCTGACCTGCGGCTGTCAGTCCAACTCGACGCCGCCGCAACTGGTTGTGACCCAATGCAAACCACCACCCGCACCAGCGGCGTGGTTTATGGCGCCCATAGAGCCAGACTTGACCGAGCGCATGCTCAACGAATTATCGGAATCACCGGCGACGGCGATCAAGGACTGATCGCGCTGCAGGCCTGTCAGGCCTACGCCAAAAGAGTTTCAGGCACGAAACAAAAGGAGTGGCCGAAGTAGGATGCGTCAACATTCAGCCTAGTCACCAAACTCGCAGAATCCCCCTGTTCGCACCCCACGAATGCTAGATCGAAGTCTTCGCCGGCGGCGGGGCGCTGTACTTCCTGCGCCCACAGACCGTTCCAGTCGAAGTACACGTTCGTCAGTTCTAGGGGGCTCTCAGTTCACGGCAGATATTCGAGTGGAAAAAATGACCCACCCTGAAACCCTGACCGACATCCAGCGTGCCGCCCGATTCTCTACCTGCAGCACCATGCCTTTGGTGGCAAGGTTTCAGGGCAGAATTTCGGTACCGCAACAACAGTCCCTGCAATCAACCTGCTGCGCATTGAAGAAAACCTGTCTGCTGCCTGGCAGCGCTTGTCAGGCACCTACTTTGAAAACCTGCCCTGGCTTGAGTGCGCAGAGCGACCCTCCACTACATGGACCCGCCTTACTGGCAAACATCCGGCTATGGAGTGGACTTCCCGTTTGAAAACTATGAGCGGATTGCTGACTTTATGCGGCGCTGCCAGGGTAAGGTGATGGTCAGCATCAACGACCTCCCGGACATTCGGCGAGTGTTTGAAGGTTTTCGTTTTGAGGCGATGGAAATCCGTTACAGCTTATCTACCGCAGCACCAAGAAGGGAGGGTGCGAGTGGTGAATTGGTATATATGAACTGGGAAAGTGGGCGGTTTTGCGGGGCATTTTGATGACGTGGAGAGTTTGGTTTGTCTTGATAGGCTCTTTACTCTTTGACCCTTATGCAGTCAGCGGTGTAGGGTGATGGCATTTTGTCATGTTGAGATTTTCTAGTATGAAAGAGTTCCCTTTTGCATCTACTAAGGTTGAGCTTGGCTATGCTGCAAATAAAGACGTAATTATTGAATCGATAGTGGGTATTGCAATTAAGCGCTTCAGGGCTATGCAGGATCAAAATATTTTTTTAGGTAAAAATATAACGGTTTTTTCTGGCCGCAATGGAACGATGAAGACATCTCTGATGGGGTTGATAGCTCACCCCTTCAATAGTGAAGCGCAAGATGTTTTTGGTAGAGTTCTAAAAACGCCACTACAAGAAGTTTTTAAGCTGTCGCCTGTATTTGATAAGGATCGATACGAGTACGATCTTGTTCTTGGTATAAAGGATGGGAAAGTATTAAGGGAGTCTGTGGCGATGTATTATGTTGGTGATAAAACTAATCGCCATCGAGTAGTTGTGTCAGGTGCTGAGAAGGGGGATGGAAATTTCACCTATAATACATCTTTTTTGAATTTGAAAAGGCTGTACCCTCTAGTTGATACTAAAGCAGTGCCCGATCAGGCTGAATCTTATGACTTAAGTCAAGAGGAGGCGTCTGACTTAAAAGACTATTACGAAACAGTGTTGCCAAGCAGTGATTATGATAAATTCACTCCGGTACACGAAAAAAATATAAAAACAACTTTCGCTCCGGTTGGGGATGGTGCCCGTTATGATTGGCTGTCGATCTCCTCGGGGGAAGATAATCTTGGGGCTATTTTTAATAGGCTCTTGGGGTTTCGGCGATCATTCAAAGGGAAGGGGCTAAGTGGTAATGGTGTTTTTTGTATAGATGAATTTGAAAGTAGCCTGCATCCGGTAGCTCAATTAAGGTTGTTTGACTACTTGCAAAGATGGTCAAGTAAGTATGGTGTTCAGGTTGTGATTTCAACGCACTCACTTCATTTAATATCGCATATATATTTGGATCATGCAGAAAATTTAAAAAAAGATAGGATTGTTATTAATTTTATTAGTAAGTCGACAGCTGCGGGAGGGAATTATCCAGTTATTCGCAATCCCCCATATGAGTTGGCATACAAAGAGCTGACGCTTCTAGAT